CTATGCTGTCTAGTATAACTAGGATTCATATTATTCATTTCCAAAATATCATCTCTAATGTTTTGATTACGCTTTTCTATATTGATAACTCTTACAAACGAGTTTGTAACAGCGGCAGTATAATATGCAAACGGATTGTTTGATTTAGATTCATCAAACTGTAAGCCAATTTGTGCTAATTGTAATATAGCTTGACCCTTCATTTCGTCATTGTAAGTGTATCCACGAACATTGCCTCTTGTAGCATAACGTTCGCATAACTTCATCCACATACGGGCAAGTTTTTCTGTAACCTGTGTATGATCCTTGGAAAAGTATCCGTTGCTCATACCACCAATCCAGTGACTTTTACCAATTATTTCTAATTCGCCATCGTCATTGAACTTATAATGCACATACGGAGGAAAGTTTAACTTTACCTTAGTATCAGCAATAGTCTTTGGGTTTTTCTTTCTACCAAATTCTTCTGGTATATGATCAAACGTCATAATCCTAAAGATTAGTTCTTCTTTCTTAATCTTTCGGTAATCAACTTCAAACTCTGCTTGCTTACATTTTAAGCCTGCTAGTTTAGAAGCATCAAATGCTTCAACTTGCAAACGCTTTGCTTTATTACGCTTTGCTTCAGCAATCGTTCTAATGTTAATTTTGTCAACATCAAGTAATATGATGTCGTACTGGTTAAACGAATCTTCGTTGAAACTGCTAAATCTCGCTTTAGATTTGTGTATTTCTTTAAGTATGTCTTTATTGTTAAGGTAATTTACTTTTCTCATAAGATCTCCTGTTGTTAACTTCTATTATAAACTACTCTGTTAATAAAGTCAACTAAATACTTTATATAGGAGAGTAATATGACAATTGGCTCAGCATTACAAAAAGCAGGCGGTAGTTTTGTAAAAGATATCGCTAAAACCGGTAATTCATTAAAGGACGGTGCATTAGGCGCCCTTGAGGATATTGCAGACTCTGCTGGATTAGGTAAGTTATTACGTGGAGGACCAAGTAGTGACCCGTTACAAGCCCAATTTAGTACAGCGCAGATAAAAGAAGATGAAGGAAATGACTGGCGTGTTAAGTTAAGTATTCCTACTAGCATTAAAAGCGATGCCTTTGCACCTTTGCTAAAAACTGGGGGATTGTGTTTTCCATATACTCCTACAATATTAATGAGTCATAGTGCAAATTATAATTCGATGCAGCCTATACATACTAATTATCCGTTTTATAACTATCAATCGTCTCAAGTGGACGACTTGGTTATTACAGGAGACTTTTTTGTCCAAAATAGCGAAGAAGCAAGGTACTGGTGTGCAACTGTGCATTATCTAAGAACAGTAACTAAAATGTTTTATGGTACAGGTGACAACGCAGGCAATCCACCACCAATAGTTAAACTAAACGGGTATGGTGACTTTGTTTTTAACAATGTTTCTGTCATCATTAAAAACTTCACAGTTGACATGCCAGCTGATGTTGATTACTTAAAAACAGATTTTCCAGAAGGAAAGGGTAACAACTCATTTGTTCCAACACAGAGTCAAGTATCGGTAACAGTATCACCGATATACTCACGTAGTAAAACACAAAAGTTTAGCATGAGCAAATTTGTCTCAGGCAGCTACATTGGTAATGATAGCGGGTACATTTAATGGCAAAGTATACAACTAGTAGTCCTTGGGCTAACACTAAAATTGAAGGCGAAGAATACTTAGGTATTTTAAAAATCAGACCTGTTCCAAAAGAGTCCGATGATGTGTTATATACTATACAACCGCAATATACACATAGGCCGGATTTACTAGCATATGATGTTTATGGTGACAGTAAATTATGGTGGGTTTTTGCACAACGTAATATGGATGTAATTAAAGATCCAATATATGATATGATAGCAGGAACAGAAATATATCTTCCACAAGATTCAAAACTAAAAAAACTTTTAGGGGTATAACTTGGCTGACAATGGCGAAAACATAGAAGTTAGTACAGGACAACCTCCTGCAGGGAAAACAACAGAGAAACCAGTTTCCGAAAAAAGCGAAAAGGCTAATGATCAATCTGCTGAAGACTTTTTTAAATCAATGCTCGGAGATTTGCCATTACCTAATACATTAGAAAAGTATTCTAGCTCGAATACTATTATTACTCTTTCGGCACTAAGCCCTTTTGAAGTTAACAATCCTGATTTAACTTATAGACTTACAGGAACTGGATCATCGATTATTTTACAGTCCGGTGGTGGCGCAGGACCGAGGAAGGCGCTAACAGCATACGAAACATCAGATAATCAAATTGAATACTTTATCGATAATGTTAATATTCAAACAATTATCATGCCTACTACTAGGACAAGAACATCTAACGCTACTATGATTGATTTCGAAGTAACTGAACCATACAGTATGGGATTGTTTTACCAAACATTACAAGTAGCAGTTAAAGATGCTAATGGAGACGATTCGGCATACAACAGAGCTCCGTTTTTACTAAGCATTAAATTTGTAGGATACGACGATGACGGCAAAGTTATTCCTACAGGCGAAGTAAGACATTTTCCAATTAAGCTAATTAATTCTTCACTAAGAGTTGATCAAGGCGGAAGTCATTATGCTATTCAAGCAGTAGCATGGAACGAAACTGCATTAACAGATGAAATACAAACAGTTAAAACTGATGTAGTCTTAAATGGCGATAACATGTTAACACTATTACAAACAGGCGCTCAAAGTTTGTCAACAGTGCTTAATGAAAGATTACTAGATCAGAAAGACAAAAAACAAATTAAAACACCAGATCAGTATGTGTTTTTATTTCCAAAAGAGCTTGCCTCAATTTCAGCACTATCGTCCGAAGACGGTGCGCCGGTATCGGAAGATGAATACATGCAAAAACTATACGAAAGTATAAGCGGTTCTGAAGATAAGGTTCCTGAAAATTTTGATGAATTTAGAAGTAAAATTTTAGCGTTATCGGCTGGAAAAAAACAAACATCAACTGAAGCACTAGTTAAAAAACAAGCAGAGTCAATTGGCAATGCCAACGATATTGGCAAGGCAAAGATTACAGGAAGTTTTATTGATCAAGGTGATGTTCCTTTTGGACTGTCTAAGTTTACATATGACAAAGATAAGCAAGTTTATAGGAGTGATAAACTTTCAATTAGTAATGCGTTTAAGACATTTACGTTTGCTAAAGGTACTTCAATTGAAAGAATAATAGAGGAACTTGTATTAGTAAGCGATTACGGTAAAGCAATAGCAGACTTTACTAAAGAAAAATCAGATGGAGAAATACCTTGGTTTAGAATTGATTCACAAGTTTTTATTAATGAAGATAAAGAAGCTGCAACTGCAACAGGCGAGCATCCTAAACTTTATGTTTATAGAGTATATCCTTATTATGTAGATGCATCTATATTTAAAGCACCAAATGCACCAGCCGTAGGTCTTGCAGCAAGAGAGAAAAGAGCTGTTAAAGAATACAATTATATTTACACAGGGCTAAACAAAGATATATTAAATTTTGAAATTAAACTTGATAATGCTTACTATAAATCACTATCATCAGATATTGGAGAAGGTTCAGCAGCTGAAAAACTAAATGCTGTAGATTCTGCTAAATCAAACGAATCAGTAAAGGTAACAACAGCTGAAGGTGTTGCTGGAGCAAGTGCCGAAAATGGAACATCACAATCAAAACAGAATGACGCTAAAGATAGCGGATCATCCGGCGGTGGCAGAGGAACAAATACTACAGCGGTTAGAATAGCACGAGATTTTCATGAAGCAGTAGTAAATTCAAATGTTGACTTAATAACTATTGAGATGGAAATAATAGGAGATCCATTTTTTATGGCGGACAGCGGCCAAGGAAACTATTCAGCTTTACCTAACCCATTGTTTAAAAAGTCGCTTACTATTGACAATACACCGTCACATGAACAAAATGAAGTTTATATGAAATTAAATTTTAGAACACCAATTGATTATAACGATAGCGACGACGGATTAATGAAGTATCCAGGTCAGACACAACCAGTAGATTCGTTTAGTGGATTATATAGGATTTTCACAATAGACAATTCAATTAACGCCGGACAGTTTAAACAAACTTTAAAAGCAATTCGAATACTTAACCAAAAAGATAAGTCTGCTCCGAATACTGAAAATATTATTAAAGCAGGTGGCACTAGCAATTCGCAAAATAACGAAGGCTCATCGTTTGTAGGACCTCCTAGTAGAAAAGGAGCGCAATAATATGGCACAAGAAAAAAGATCAGTATTACCAAAAGCACCCATTAGCTCAGGCCCGTTTGAAGCAATAGTTGTAAGTCACCTTGACACTAAGTTTATGGGGTCCTTACAAGTTGAGTTACTAAAAAATTCATCAGCAGGAAATCAAACAGAGCGCACAGGACAAATTGTTACAGTTTCTTACATGTCGCCGTTTTATAATAGTACTCCATTAAGCGGCAATAATAAAACTGACACATATGCAAACACACAACAAGTATCAGGCTTTTGGGCTGTACCGCCAGATGTAGGAACTAAAGTTTTAGTAATATTTGTTGAAGGTAATATCAGTAACGGCTATTGGATAGGGTGTGTTCAAGATGCATATATGAACTTTACACTTCCAGAAACTAGAGTGGGTTCAGAGTTTAATAACGAAGACACAAGTAAAAAGTTACCTGTTGGAGAATTTAATAAAGCTGTAACTGATGTAGTTTCGGGCAATGTTCCTAGTAGATATTTAAAACCAGTTAATAAAGACTTTGAAATTATTTTAGGAGCACAAGGACTAACAAATGACGAAGTACGAGGAATATCAAGTGCAAGTGCAAGGCGCGAAGTTCCTAGTATGGTATTCGGAATGTCAACTCCTGGACCATTAGATAAAAGAGATGGAGCTCCTAAGTCACAACAAGGGGCTCATGGCGCAAGAGAAAATATGCCTTCAGCAAGACTAGGCGGAACAGCACTAGTGTTTGACGACGGTGACGACAAGTATTTAAGAAAGAGTTATGCAAGTTCAGGACCATCAGAATATGCTGATGTACTTAAAGATGAAACAGACGGATTACCTACAGTACCGTTTAATGAATCGGTAAGATTACGTACTAGAACAGGTCATCAAATATTATTACATAATTCAGAAGACTTAATTTATATTGGTAATGCTAGAGGTAGTGCTTGGATAGAAATGTCCTCAAATGGTAAAATTGATATTTTTGCAGATGACAGTATTTCTATTAGAACTTCAGTTGATTTAAACATAAGTGCAGATAGAGATATTAACATGTCTGCAAGTAGAGACGTAAACATTAATGCTGGACGTGATTACAAAATGACAGCCGCTGTAAACAGTGATGTTAAGATAGGAGTCAACAGTCAAATTGATGTCGGTGCAGACTTAGACCAATTTGTTGGTGCAGACCAAAAGTTATTTGTAGGTGGTTCAGGTGATTTACTTGTTACAGGTGTACACGCTATAACAAGCAAAGCAACACTTGATATTAATACCACAGGCGATAGAAAAGATTCGCAAGCAAACTTAGATGTTAATAGTAGCGGCTACAACCACTTGACTGCAGTTGGCGGCACTACTGAAATAATCAGTGGTGGTAATACTGAAATATTCAGTGGCGGCAACCATGTTGAAACAGCAACAGAAATACACATGAATGGTCCTGCTGCATCAGAAGTAGCAGCAATAGTAGCAGGCATTGCATCGTCAGCATCGGTCGCAACACCAGCACCGTTCCCTGTTAGAGTTCCACAACACGAACCGTGGCTAGGGCACGAAAGTTTAGATCCGCTTGTCTTTACACCTTCTAAGACAGCACCGATTACTTCACCAAGTCCTACATTACGAGAAACAACACCTTTAGTTAACTCCGGCGCAGATGAACAACCGGTAGATAGTACCTATAGAAAAACAGCAAACGTTGACGGAAACCAAACAGTTACTCCAGGAACAGTAGGACCGACAGGAAATCAGCCAGCTAAGCCTGTGCCTGTTACTGACTTACAACAGTTTTTCTTAAATGAGCTTATAACAGCACTTGGACTTGATCCTGCTACATGTTTGAATAGTGCAAACGCAGCTAATAATCCTGATGGAGTAACACCAGGTAATGCAGAATATCTTGCAATGGCAATGTCGCAACCACAAGCAGAGTGTGGGTTTAAACCAAGAAGTGAAAACTTAAATTATAGTGCAAAACGTTTACGCCAAGTTTATCCAAGTCGTGTTAAATCAGATGCATTTGCTCAAGAGCTTGCAAACGCAGGTCCAGCAGCAATTGGTAATACGTTGTATGGTAAAAGATACGGCAACGCACAAAATGAAGGATACAAGTATCGTGGTAGAGGATTAATACAGTTAACATTTAAAGGAAACTATGAAACATATGGTGCAAAGGCAGGAACTCCGGAAATTGTAGAAAATCCTGACTTAGTAAATGACCCTATCTACGCAACAAAAATTGCGGTAGCATACATTAAAAGTAAAGGCGTTAGTACAACAGATTACAATTACTCGTCACTAGGTGAGTCATTTAGAAAGGCTGTTGGATATGCTAATCAAGGCGGAGCAGAAACAAGCAGACGTATTGGTATAGCTAAAGGATTTTATAGCAAATTAGTTAGCGGAAACCTTACACCTCTAGCATCTTTAACTACTGAACCAGCAGGAACAAACATTGAAGCAGGTAAGAACAGCGATAATACTAGCAACGCACAATAAGGGTAAATATACACATGAGCACAAAAGAAAAATCATTATATAAAACTGTAGAAATCAGTACATCTAAAAAGCCTCGCGCGGTAGTAGAAAGCAGAGCTTATAGAGGTATATCTACGGCTAACCCAAACAATACTACTAGCACACTATACGATATTGCACTTATTAAACAAGATATTATTAATCATTTCCATATACGCCAGGGCGAGAAGTTAGAAAATCCAGAGTTTGGCACTATTATTTGGGACGTAATATTTGAACCGCTTACAGAAAACTTAAAATCTGCAATAGTAAAAAATGTTACAGAAATTATTAACTTTGACCCAAGGGTATCGGTATCAGCAATTGATGTAGTACCGTACGAAAGCGGTCTACAAATAGAGTGCGAGCTTACATATTTGCCCTATAATATATCCGAAAAATTACAGTTTAAGTTCGATGAAGATAATGGCCTTTCTTAAGAGAAATAATATACGCACTTATCTAGCTGCGATAAATACACTATAGCGAGGAATACCAATGTCATCCACAGATAGACAAAACAGATTACTAATTGCAGAGGACTGGAAACGTGTATACCAGTCTTTCAAAAATGCTGACTTTCAGAGCTATGACTTTGACAATCTAAGACGCACAATGATTAACTACCTTAGGAAAAATTATCCTGAGGACTTTAACGATTACATTGAAAGTTCAGAATACCTTGCACTTATTGACTTAATTGCGTACTTAGGGCAGAACCTTGCTTTCCGTACAGACTTAAATGCAAGAGAAAACTTCTTAGAACTAGCAGAACGCAGAGAAAGTGTTATCCGCCTTGCTAGGTTACTATCGTACAACGCTAAACGTAATCAAACTGCTAACGGTCTTCTTAAAATGGAAAGTATTAGTACTTCTGAAGACATTACAGATTCAAATGGTAACAACTTATCTGGACAAACTATTGTATGGAATGATGTTTCAAACCAAGACTGGTATGAGCAATTTATTAAAGTAATGAATGCAGGCTTACCTGCAAACGGAGTTGTTGGAAGTCCTGTTAAAAAAGAAAAAGTAAACGGTATTAGTGCAGAGCAATACAGATTTAATGCTCTTAATACTGATGTTCCAAACTTTGGATTTTCAAAAAATATTAGTGGTAGAGGCACACTATTTGAAATAGTATCAACTAACATTGACAGTAATGCTATTTCAGAAGAAGCTCCACTACCAGGAAACAACTTTGCATTTATATACCAAGATGACGGTCAAGGTGCAGGCAGTAACAACACAGGGTTCTTTTCACACTTTAGACAAGGTGCAATAGATCAAGGAACGTTTGCAATTAGTACACCTAGTACAAATCAAACTGTAAACCTTGATGCTATTAATGTTAACAACAGTGATGTTTGGCTGTATAAATTAGACGCCACTGGTAACGAAACAGAATTATGGACAAAAGTTAATTCAGTTGAAGGCAATAACATTGTATACAACAGTTTAAGTAAAAACATTAGAAATGTGTATAGCGTATTAACAAGGGTGCAAGACAGAATTAGTTTAATCTTTAGTGACGGTGTATTTGGTACACTTCCTAAAGGTCAATTTAAAGTGTACTATAGAACTAGTGATAACAGAAGTTTTGTAATTAGTCCGGATGAGATGACAAACATTAACATCTCTATTCCGTATATAAGCAAAATAGGAACACAAGAAGTTTTAACAATTGAATACGAATTAAAGTACTCGATTGACAACTCAGCAGAAAGCGAAAGCAACGAAAGTATTAAGTCAAACGCTCCGTCAACATACTATACACAAAATAGAATGATAACTGGAGAAGACTACAATGTTGCACCATTAGCTGTAAGTCAAGAGATAGTAAAAGTAAAAGCAGTTAACAGAACGTCAAGTGGTATTTCACGATACTTTGACTTATTAGATGCTACTGGAAAATACTCTAACACTAACCTATACGGAAAAGATGGAGCAATATATTCGCAGTATTTGGACAGTAAAGTTAATTTTACATTTACAACAAGAAACAATATTCAAGGCGTTATTAGTACAACAGTTGAACCACTACTTGAAGCTGCAAGACTAAGAAATTTTTATTATACTAAATTTCCAACTCAAACAGTTACAGACTTAAATGCACAATTTGTACAAGTAACCAAGGATCAAAATATATCTACTGGTTACTTACAAGATTTACAAGATGTAAAATATATGGTTTCTACATTTACTGGTAGTACACTAAAATATATACAACCAGGAGCAATGGTTAAGTTTGTTGCCCCAACAGGATACCACTTTATGCCTGACAATACATTAATGTTAGACGTTCCGGGTGTAACTTTGCACTCAGGTGCTACAAAGTATATGTGGTCTAAAGTAACTGGTGTAAATGGCAACGGTAAAACAAACTACGCTGACGGACGTGGCCCGATTATGTTTAATGATGTAATTCCTGCTGCACCGACTGGTACAACAGCATATCCTAGAATTGAAAGAATTATACCTAAGTTTGCAACACTACTAGACACTGATATTCAAACACAAATTATTGATCAAATATTCCAGTATAAGACATTTGGATTACGATATAGTGTTAGTGAAAACTTATGGCGTTTGATTACAGAAAGCAACCTAGATAAGAACTCAGCATTTGACATGGGTAAAACAGGCGACATAAGTAATCAGCAACTTGATAATAGTTGGTTAGTACTATTTACTACTGACGGTGAAACTTATACAATTACTACTCACGGTCAACGATATGTTTTTGAAAGTGATAAAGAAATTAGATTTTACTTTGATAGTAGTGATAAAGTATTTAATCCAGCAACTAGTCAAATTATTAAAGACAAGATAAGAATTATGTCAATTAATACACAGCCTGGTTCAACACAACCATTTACTGTTCCTTTTGATTGGGAAATATTACAAGAATACAGAGATGCTGAAGGTTATGTTGACAGCAAGAAAATACAAATTGGATTCTTTGATTCAGATGACGACGGAGTAGTTGATGATCCAGACATGTTTACACAATTTGTTGGGTCACCAAGTGCATTAGCTGATCAGTATGTAATGCAACACAAGTATACAAACTATGACGGCATTGACGACTACAAATATATAAGTTGGAAAACATCTGATAAAAAGATCTATGCAACCGAAGCAGATATAACAGCATTAGGTTTAACTTCCTTTACTGATAAAACTTTATTTTACATTGTTGATGTTGACTTATTTAAACAGTACGATGCAACTACAGAAGCATTAGTACTTACTGTTGACTACAGAGCATACAAAGGTAGAGATAATATTATCTTCCAATACGAACATGCAGCTGATGAAAGTAATAGAATAGATCCTAGTAGCAGTAACATTATTGATGTTTATGTTCTAACTAGATCATACGATACATTGTACAGACAATGGTTAACTGGTGCAATACTTATTAAACCAATAACTCCAACATCGGACAGTTTGTTTACAAATTACGGTAGCGAAATAAACAAAATTAAATCAATTAGTGATGATGTAATTTATCATCCAGTAAAATATAAACCATTATTTGGCACAACAGCCAACACTGATTTACAAGCAACATTTAAAATAGTAAAAAATGTTAATAGAGTTATTAATGACAACGAAGTAAAGGCAAATGTTATTTCAGCAGTTAACAGATTTTTTGCACTTGAAAATTGGGACTTTGGAGAAACATTTTACTTCTCAGAACTAAGCACATATATTATGAATGAATTAACACCTGACATATCATCAGTTGTTATTGTTCCTAATAAAGCGGATTCAGCGTTCGGCAGTCTGTTTGAAATTAAAGCAGAAGCAGATGAAATATTCATCAACGCCGCAACAGTAGCAGATGTTGAAATTATATCAGCTGTTACAGCCTCAAAGCTAAAAGCAACAGGAGCAATAGTGACCGAAGTTAAAAATAATACTGTAAGCTCAGTAGTAAGTGTATCAAGTAGTAGTTCAAGCAACGGAGGTTCAGGTTACTAATGGCATACGATAATAACCAGAAGGAGTTTCCATTACCAAGTGATGGGAAAAACGATCAAAAGAGTGTTGCATTACTTCCTAAATATTTTAGAACACAAACTAATCAAAAGTTTTTAGAAAGCACGTTAGATCAAATGGTGCAACCTGGCGTTGCAGAAAAACTTAACGGATTTGTTGGTAGAAAGGAATCTAAAGCATATGTAGCAGATGATTCTTATATCGGCGAAATATCTAGTGACAGAGAAAATTATCAATTAGAACCTTCTTTATTAATTAAAGACGAGCTAGGTAGTTACACATTTAGAAAAGACTATATTGACTATGTTAATCAAATTGAAAACTTTGGCGGCAACGCACAAAATCAGTCAAGTGTTAATGCACAGGAATACTATGCATGGAACCCAAATATTGATTTAGACAAAGTTGTTAACTTCCGTGAATATTATTGGTTACCAAGTGGTCCACAGATTGTAAGTATTGCTGGTCAATCAAGAGGTGTACAAAGTACATACACGGTTGAGCTTTTTAATAATGCAGACAACCTTGCTTATATATTTTCTCCAGATGGACAAACACAATTACCAAGTTTAACTTTGTATAGAGGACAAACTTATACTTTTGAAATAAACTCAGAAGGTTTTCCTTTTACAATAAAAACAAAGAAAACATTAGATGCAACATTTAATTATGATGATGGTGTATCGGCACAAACCGTAGAAAAAGGAACAATTACATTCACAGTTGGTGCAGGAGCACCTGAGCTGTTATACTACGTTGCAAGCAACGATATTAATAACGGTGGCTTAATTAAAATTAAAGACATTGATGAAAATACCGAGCTTGACGTTTCGTTTGAAATACTAGGTAAAAAGAATTACACTACTGTAAATGGCCTTTCGTTATCCAATGGCATGAAAATTGAATTTATTGGAAAAGTTACTCCTGCGAAATATGCTAAAGGTGAATGGTACGTTGAAGGCGTGGGCGATAAGATTAAGTTAGTTAACGAAACTGACTTAGAAGTTACAAGTAGTTACGTTACTGATTTATCAATCCCGTTTGATGCAAACTCTTTTGATAGATTACCGTTTGACAATGCTAGTGGCTATACAAATATTAAAGACTACATTGTTATTAACCGCGCTTCGCCAGAAAGAAGTTCATGGGCTAGACATAACAGATGGTTCCATAAAGATGTAATTGAGAAATCAGCAAAGTACAACAACCAAGAAATATCAGTTGATCAAACTGCAAGAGCATCGAGACCAATTATTGAATTTGATCCGGGGCTAAAACTTTATCAGTTTGGATCGCAAAGTAAAACTAACGTAGATTTAGTTGACACATTTACCAAAGACGTATTTTCTACAGTTGAAGGATCGATAGGTTATACTATTGACGGTATAAAACTTGTTAATGGTATGCGAGTATTATTTACAGCTGAAGAAGATATACGTCAAACAGGTAAAATATTTAAAGTTTCGTTTATTACGTTTAAAGGTAAGCGACAAATAGCATTGATAGAAGAAACAGATTCTACTCCTTCTACTAACGAAACTGTACTAGTACTTAACGGTGTTGCTAATAAAGGTAAGATGTTTTACTATAACGGTTCAACATGGAATGCAACTCAAGAAAAAACAAAAGTTAATCAGCAACCGTTGTTTGACTTATTTGACGAAAGCGGAAATAGTATAAGTGATGCAACATATTACCCTAATACAACGTTTACAGGTAATAAAGTATTTTCTTATAAAGTAGGCACCGGCACAAATGATAAAGAATTAGGATTTCCGTTAACTTACAGAAGTATATCTAACGTAGGTGACATTGTATTTGATTTTAATTTACTAGCAGATGATTTTACATACACAGCTACAGCAATTAGTACTACACAGATTACTAATAAATCTGATACATATAGTTTACAAAAATATACCGACATTGATTCTTTTACATATGTTAACGGGTGGATCAAAGCACTAACGGATAGTAGCCAATATGTATTAAGACAGTACACAAGCATATTTGCTCAAACATCATTTACTATTGACACTTATGATAGAAGTGCAGAAGTAACCGACTTAGCAATAAAGGTATTTGTTAATAACACCCTTAAATTTGAAAACACCGATTACACTATTGATAAAACAACACACGATGCAAAAGTCGTGTTTACCACAGCATTGGCTGAAAATGATATTGTATTAATTAAAACAAAATCAAAGTCACTTAAAAATGGCAATGGCTTGTATGAAATACCATCAAACTTTGAAAGAAATCCCGGTAACGATAATATTGAAACTTTTACATTAGGCGAAGTTAATGATCATATTGGTACTGTAGTAGAAGAACTTAACAACTTTACTGGAGTGTATCCGGGGAATAGTAATTTAAGAGACCTAGGTAACCTTTCTATATACGGTAAGAAGTTTGTACAGCACACAGGTCCAATTAACCTGTCATTGTATCATTTAACAGATAAAGATACAAACATAATTAAAGCTCTTGAGTTTAACCGAAGAGAATATGCAAAGTTTAAGAGAACATTTTTACATACTAGTAAAACATCAGGATTTGACGGAACAGTAAAAGCTCATGTTGACTTTATTTTAAAAGAACTGAGTAGCAATAGAAGTATTGATATGCCGTTTTACTTTAGCGACATGGCAGCAGCAGGCGGCGAAAAGAAAATAACATATACTGTGTTTGATGCAAATAACCAATTTTATGCACTTTCACAAACACACAATAATACTGAATTAAGTGTAAAAGCTGTAACTGTTTATATCAACGATGAACAACTAGTATACGGTAACGATTACACGTTTAACAATGAAGGGTTTTGTATAATAAGCAAAACAAAAGCAATTGGTGACATAGTTGAAATATATGAATACGAAACCACTGATGGTTCGTTTATTCCTCCAACGCCGACGAAGTTGGGTTTATATCCTAAGTTCCTTCCACAAGTATATAATGATACTTCTTACATAACTCCGCGTAATGTTGTACAAGGACATGACGGATCTAAAATTGTAGCATTTAACGATTATAGAGATGATTTATTATTAGAGTTAGAAAAGCGAATCTATAACAATATTAAGATTTCATATGATTCTACTATTGTTGACATACATTCGTTTACTGGTGGAGAAGATAGAGATACAGGAATATCTAAAGCTAATATTGATAATGCATTAATTAATGATTTTGCAAGTTGGTTAGCATCCGTAGGAGATGTTGACTATACCGCAAACACTGGTTATGTACGAGGTAATACATTTACTTACAATTATAGTTTTATGGTATCACCAAGTGGAAAAAACTTGCCAGGCTACTGGAGAGCAGTTTATAAACAAGCATATGATACAGATCGTCCACATACACACCCGTGGGAAATGCAAGGCTTTTACGAAAAGCCAACATGGTGGGAAACTGTGTATGGTCCTGCACCTTATACTAAAGACAATTTATTTTTATGGGAAGATATACAAAACGGATTAATTAGAGAACCTAGCAAACCTGTTGTTATTAAAGAAGGTTATAAACGGTCCAACTTAATTAACCATTTACCAGTTAATGAAAACGGCGAATTAAAAAGTCCATTAGAAAGCGGTTATGCACAAGGGTTTATTAGTAACTTAACAGCATCACCTTTTGTATTCGGCGACGAAGCCCCTGCAGAAACAGCATGGCGTAGAAGTAGTGAATACCCATTTGCATTAATAAGATCTTGGTGCTTAAATCAACCTTCAAAAATTATTGGACTTGGATTTGATAGATCAAGAACTATAAGAAATAATGCAGGACAAGTTGTTTATTCTGATACTTCTAAAAGAATTAATTTAAAAACACTAAAGTTTCCAAACAACAGTCAAGCAGTTGATGTACGTGTATTAACAGCAGGCTTAGTAAACTTTATTGCAAACTATTTGGCAAGTAATGTTCTTACAAACTATACCGAGTATCAAAGTAGGTTAGCAAACATTACTAACCAACTATCGTTTAGACTAGGCGGATTTACTGATAAAACTAAGTTAAACTTAATACTTGATTCAAGAACTCCTTTAAATGAAGGCAACGTCTTTATTCCGGAAGAAAATTATAATATAATGCTTTCGCAGAGTACACCAACAGACATTATTACATATAGTGGAGTTGTTGTTGAACGCTCAGCATTAGGATATGTAGTTAGAGGATACGACAGTACTAATCCTGTATTTAAATACTACGGACACAATGTAATAGACGGTGATCCTGTATTAACTATTGGCGGAGTAAGTGAATCTTTTGCTGTATGGAACGGGTCAAAGCAGTATTTAGAAAGTCAATTAGTAGAATATAATAGTCAGTATTATAGAGTTAAAGAAAGTCACACTAGCGGTGACAACTTTGACGGGACTAAATTTACAAAACTAGCAGCTCTGCCAACAGAAGGTGGCCGTAGTGCAATATTCCGTTCGTCATTTACAACAGAACTTAAAAGTTTGCCATATGGAACATTATTTAGAACAAGCCAAGATGTAGTTGATTTCTTAATAGGATATCAAAAGTATTTAGAAGCGATTGGATTTAACTTTGATGGCTTTGATGCAGACATGCAAGCAATTAAAAACTTTAAGTTAAGTGCTAAAGAGTTTTTATTCTGGACAACACAGGGTTGGGAAGAAGGTAGTTTAATATCATTAAGCCCACTAGCAGACGGCGTACAATTTAAACGTGACTTTACAGTAATTGGAGATGTGTTTAATAACTTCTTTGGTTACTCAATTTTTAAAGCAGACGGTACTAAACTTAAAGAAGACGTATTAACAGTTTCTAGAACAGATGATCAGTTTACAATAAATCCTAAAAATACAGCTGACGGCATATATGCTATAAAGCTATCTGCAGAACAAACAGAACACATTGTTGTTTTAGATAACGAAACTGAATTTAAAGATGTAATTTATGATCGTCAAGCAGGTTATAGACAAGAGAGAATTAGGTTACTTGGCTACAGAACAGCTAACTGGAAGGGTAGTTTAAACATTCCAGGATTTTTATATGATAGTGCTGATATTACTTTATGGACACCGTATAAAGATTACGAAATTGGAAGTATAGTTAAAAATAAAGAATTTTATTACAGTGCTTATAAGACAGTTACTGGTGTACAAAATTTTAATGAAAACGATTGGCTTAGACTTGATGCCAAACCTGAGGCACAGTTATTAACTAATATTAATTATAAAGTTGATCAGTTTGCAGACTTTTATGACTTAGATACTGACAACTTTGATGTTAGTCAGCAAGAAGTTGCACAACATTTAATTGGATATCAGAAAAGAAAATACCTTGCTAACATTATTAATGATGATGTTAGTCAGTATAAGTTTTATCAAGGATACATTCAAGACAAGGGAACTAAGAACGCTCTAACTAAACTGTTTGATGCACTAGGTGCAGCTGACAAAGAAAGTTTAGAGTTCTTTGAAGAGTGGGCATTAAGATTGGGCCAATATGGTGCAGCAGACGGCTTCGACGAATTAGAGATTAAACTAAACGAAAGTAAGTTTAAGTTAAGTCCGCAACCAGTTGAACTAACAAATGACTTAGAAACTGATAACTTAATTTATAAGGTACCTTCAAAAGATGTTTACCTTAAACCAAACGATTATGCTAATAGCCCATTCCCAACTAAGTTTATTCCTGAAGGTGAAACACCAGTTAGAACCGCAGGTTATGTTAGAAATGAAGATGTTAAATTTACAGTTATTAATAAAGATGATATTTTAAATATTGCAATTGATACATTTAATCAAGGCGATTATGTATGGGTTACATTTGAAAATCAAAGTTGGAATGTTTATAAACATATTGATAGCGGATTTACTATTACAGGGTTAACAGCTAACGGCACAACAGCAACACTGTCATTAGATAGAAGAAGCTCATTTGCCGCAGGCGACATAATAGGTGTTACGAATATAACAGGCTTTAAAGGATTCTTTAAAGTAACTGATTCAGCAACTAATGTTGTAACTGTTGCAACGACAATATCATTAGATGATCCTATTATTAATGCTAAGGGAGTGTTATCTAAGTTTATAAGCAATAGGGTAGATTCTTTACCTAATGCTAATATGTATACTCAAACTGATATTGACAACGGCGAACTTCTTTGGGTAGATGACATGGGAGATACAAAGTGGGGAGTACTTAAAAACTCAGCTTCGTATCACGAGAACTTAACAATTATTAATCCGCTTGAAGCAGACAGCTCTAATCCATTGTTTGGCAGTGCTATTACAGCATCAGACGACAATACTGTTATTGCTATCGGTGCACCAAATAATGAAGATGGTAAAGTATTTTTATATACTAGCGATGACTCGTCGGCAAGTTTACATCAAGAGCTAACACCCCCGGCTACTATTTCAAGTGTTGATTCAAAATTTGGTCAGTCAATTACAATGAGCCCAGACGGTGAATACTTAGTAGTTGCTGCACCTGAAGCATCAAATGTTAAATCTAACTTTAAAGATGGATTTAACGCAAGTTCAACATACCCGTTTGCTTCTATTGTTTCGTACAATAATAGTTTATGGAAATCAAGACGTATAGTTAAAGGACAAACATCAAATGTAACATTTGACACATTTGACTCTGCGCCACAAGTTAAGCAATATTTGTTAAACAAGTACGCCGAATTTAGCGTAACACCAATATACAATGTTGGTGACATAACAACATACCTCGGAGACATTTACATTGCTACAGCAAGATCGAACCCGGGTGCAAGAATTGCAGCGAATTGGGCAGCAGTAGGTGAATCTAAAAACATATTAACAGGTGACTATCCGTTGCCTAACACAGAAACAGATCACATTCTTGTAAGGGCTGCTGCATCAGCATATGAAGGAAGTGTGCCAGGCGACAAAGCATACTTTGATTGGAACACAGTAAGTCATGCTTACGAACCAATTGATAAGTCTGAAATTATTGATATTAAATTTGAAAGTGTACCACCGACGTATCCTAACACAACAAACGTTACAACAGGTATTAGGTTACAAACAAATCTTGTACATGGATTAGTTGACGGCGATGAAATTTTAGTTACAGATGTACCTAACGATACTATTGCAACTTCGGGCTTTGATAATTCGGACCAAACACTTCCGCTTAACATAGTACAAAATTCAGGCGTTACTGGTTTAGAATATAATAGATATTTTGTAAAAGTTGCTTCAACAAAAGAAGTGTACTTGTATACAACATATGCATTAGATACGTTAGTTGACGGAACAAACAATGTCCAAGGTGCACCATTCCAAGGAAGTGCAATAATAGGCGGAGTATTTAACGGTAATTTAAGAAAAGTAAGATCATTATTTGATAATAGAATGGTAGGCTTTGGCTGTGAACTTGAATGGGTGCTAGACAATAACGGATCACTAACTAGTTTAAGTATTAAAAATGATGTTTCTGATCCATCTAATCCAACACCGATACAAGGTACAGGATATACTACTCCTATAATAGTTATTAGCGATACTGCAACTGGCAACAGTGCTACAGCAACAGCTACAGTAACTTCCGGCAGAATAACAGCAGTTACATTAGTTACAGGCGGAGTTAATTATACCCCAAGCACAATTAGTGTAGAGATTAAAGATACAGATACTAGAGTTAATACACAGTGGCTTACAACGAATGTACACAGTATCCAAGCTAAAGTGGATGAAATATTTTACATATTAAATCCGTTGAACGTACCTGTTATAGGTGATTCAGTAACAACAGCAACTGGTAACGCAACAGTAGTGTACACAAAGTTTGAATTAGGTAAGTTAGTAATATATGCTAATAATAAAAATGGTGTCTTTACAGAAAACGGCAATTTACAAGTTAGTTCAACATTTAACATTGGCGCATATACTAGACCAGCACATGAGCAAATAGAAACAGGTGATGTATTAGGTGGATATTGGAAAATATCACTAGACACAGTTGAACCAGGGTTTAAAATTAATCCAAATGCTAGACTAGTTGATTATGCACCAAGTCTTATTATGCGAGATGTACGATTAGTTGGAGATGTTAGTTTACCACTTCCGTATAAGTCGAGTATACAAAGTTTACTTGATAATCCGCCAGTGCAACTTACTACAGGTAAAGTACTGCAAAAACAAAGTCACTGTATTACTAACCTAAGTTACAATGGTAATGCTAATACTGCTGCTGATGCAAGAATTGATTTGTTATCAGACAAGTGGTTGCTTAGAGCAGATAAAGTAATTAGTGATAAAGTTGTTACAGACCGCGCAGCAGGTCTTAGTCCAAAAGTTGGCGTCTGGTTAAATCAAATTGCTGATATAGACGGCACGTTAATTGACGAAACATTTAGTGGATTAACAAGTGAAATTATTAATGCCACGCATACACTAGTAGATGTATGGGACGGATATGTTGATGTGTTATTAGATAACACAACAGATCAAGTACAAATTGGCGATACGTTAATAGAAGGAACTAATGGTAGGGCTGAAATTGTATATTATCAACGAGATGGTAACGATGCAAGATACTACATAAAAGTTACTTCTGGTACGTTTACTCAAGGTTCAGATTACGGACCAGCAGGAGCACAAAGTTTACCAGCATACGAAATACGTAAAGTTAATTCGTCAAATGTAACTAGTCCAGTAATTGGAACGTCAATAAGAACAAGTATTGCTGATACAGCAACTGGAAAACTTATAGTATTCCAGCACAGTGCAAACTTACCAATTCCAACATTAGCAAGGGCTACTGATATTGCATCGTTTGACTCTGATAAACTATCCGGCTTTAACTTTGAATACTTTACGTGGGTAGAAGAAACACGCAATGGTACACAGAGATTATCATTAGTACCTGAAGTTGCAAACAATGACTGGGAAAAGGTTTATAATATTCCTGTACTAGCTACAGCAACAGCAAGTTCGTTTACTAACGAAGGTGTATTTTATGTTTACAAACATAATGCAACTACATCTAATTATGATATTGTTAACGGGTACATTTTACCAAACAGAGTAAGTAGTAGAAGAATAGGGAAACACCTTAAAATAATTAAAACAGGTGACTTATATAAATTAATGATTAACAGCAAAGAAGCTGCTGGCAAAATTTATACAATCCTTAACGGTACAGACGAAGACGGTACAGTATACGATTGGCAATTATCTAAAGACATTAAATTTAGAGGTATTTATAATAGCTCTGTTATATACTACATAGATGACATTGTATATTATAACACCAAATTTTACAAAGCGTTAACAAATATTCAAGGTGAAGCATTTACAGCGACTAAATGGATTGAACTTAACGATCATATTGATTTTGTTGGTCATATTCCAAACACATTAGGTATTAAGTTTGCTGAAGATTCAACATTAGAATCAGATATTACTGAATTTGGCGCGGCATTTGATGTCAGTGACAACGGTAAAACTATTGCTGCAATAGTAAGTTATGGCGGCATTAAGCGTATTGCGTTATACAAGTATAATGACAAACATTATGAATTATTTCAAATACTAGAAATACCAACAGACTCTATGATGTTTGGAGATACAGTTAGTGTGTCAGATGATGGCAAACTAATTGCTGTTGGCGCTCCTGGGTCAAAGTACTTATCTGCAAAACAAGGACAAGTATTTGTTTATGCCCAACAAGAATCAGGTTACGAGTTAATACAAACATTAGTTGCACAAAATAGTGAGCCTATTGAGAACTTTGGTTATCAATTAAGTTTTGACGGCAATCAATTAGCTGTATCAAGTGCTAACGGTAACATTGAATTAGACACAACTTATGACGCAGACGGTACAGTATTTGATAACGGATTTACTAACTTTAGTAGAACACTTATTGATAGTGGTTCAATATATTTGTATGAAAGAATTAACGATGCATTAGTGTATGGGCAGCAATTATCTTACAGAGACTTTGATGTTAAAGACTTTGGCAAAGACATTATTGTTAAAAATGACAAAGTGTATGTTGGATTAATAAATGATTCAATTAACGGAACAGTTGGCAAAGTGGTACAGTTTGAAAAAGACGGAGTAAACACTTGGACACTACATCGCACACCAGTTGATCAACTTGATCTTAAGAAGTTTAAAGGTTCGTTCTTATATAATACATCAACTAACGAGTACTTAACATCGTTAGACTTAATTGATCCTATACAAGGAAAAGTATCTGGTATTGCAGAACAAGAATTATCATATAAGACATATTATGATCCTGCAACATACACTATAGCAACAGATACAAGTGTTACTATTGATCAGTATAGCAGTTGGGGTATAAAAAATGTTGGTAAACTTTGGTGGAATTTAAATACAGCTAAATTTATTAATCCTTACCAAGGAAATGCAATTTATAGTGCCAACAGTTGGAACACACTAGCACCAGGAGCATCGGTAGATATTTACGAATGGGTTGAAACTACATTAACTCCAGCTCAATGGGACACACAAGCAGATACTCCTACAGGAATACGTAAAGGAGTAAGCGGAACGTCTAAATATGGTCAAACAGCATATTGTACTAGACAAGATTACGATAAAATATCTGGAACATTTACTACAAAGTATTACTTCTGGGTTAAAGATAAAAAAGTTACACCAGCAGTTGAAAATAGATCTAAATCATCTTTTGATGTTGCACAAATAATTTTAGATCCTGTTGCACAGAACTTAAAGTTTGCAAACGTGTTAAGCAACAACAGCTTCGTAGTTAGAAACAGCGATAAGTTATTAGAAAATGACGACGTTGCTGTGAACTTTAGATATTGGACTATAGATGATCAGACTATTAATATTCATAGCGAATATCAAATAATTAGTGAAGGCTTATATACAAGTAAGCCCAAAGCTACACTAGAACTTAAATGGTTTGACAGTCTTATTGGTCAAGACGCATACGGTAGAGCTGTACCAGATCCTGAGCTAAGTGCAAAACAAAAATACGGTGTTCTAAATAGACCAAGACAAAGTTGGTTTGTAAATAGACAAGAAGCTGTAGATCAAGCATTTACTAGAATTAACAAAGTTATAAAAGATGTGCTAATTGATGACAACTATAACATTACCTCGTTGCTAGAAAAAGATATTGCACCAAGTGCAATTAGTACCTTATGGGATAAGAAAGTTGATACAGAAGCAGAATTAAGCACAATTGGTACAGCAAAAGCACAAGTAGCAACACTAACTCCAGTGGTAGTTAATGGTGTTGTAACAAGCGTTAACATTATTAATAAAGGGTATAGTTATTCTGATCCGTCATACAGCACAACAGCTGGCGGAACTAGGCGTGGACCAAAGATTGTAATAAATGGAACAGGCGAAGGCTTAGAATTAGAAAGCACAATTAACGCACTAGGACAATTAACATCAGTAACCGTAATTAACGGCGGGAAATACTACGCAGACACGTTAACACTAACTGTACGCCCATTAAGTGTATTAGTAGTTACTGATTCAACGTTAGCAGGCGATTGGGCCATATATGGTTGGAATTCTACAACACAAGTGTTTACTATTACGTCACAACAAAAATATGACGTAAGTGATTATTGGAATTATGTTGACTGGTACGACACAGGCTACAGTCAATTAACATCTATTGATTACTTAGTACAAGAAACATACGAATTAAATACAATCGGCGACAAAATTGGCGACATTACTAAAGTTGTAAACGTTGGAACTGGCGGTTGGTTGTTATTAGAAAAAACACTTAACGCTGACGTCCCAGATTATACAGTTAACTATAAAACAGTTGGTCGTGAAAACGGCACTTTACAATTTGTAGATACAATTAACTCCGACAGCACTAATAAGCAAGCACTACGTAAAATATTAATAGCATTACGAGATAACATTTTTATAGACAATTTAGAATTAGAGTATAATAACTTGTTCTTTGCTTGTTTACGATATGTGTTTTCAGAACAGTTATATGTAGATTGGGCATTCAAAACAAGTTTCATTAAAGCAAAACACAATGTAGGTAAACTAGTACAGAAAACTAACTACCAAAATGATAACTTACCTAGTTTTGAAGAGTATGTTAACGAAGTTAAGCCTTACAAAACTAACATACGTGAGTATCTAAGTTCGTATGATGGCTATGATAATACTAGCTCGGTCATAACAGACTACGATTTACCAGCTGTTTACAATGCAAACCTTGGTAAGATTATACCATCAGACTTTATTGTTGAAAATAATCAACTAACAAGTGTGCTTACAGACGTAACAGCATATCCTGCAAGACATTGGGCAGATAATGTATCTTACTTTGTTAGCTCAGTACTTATTAAAGACGGCGGCTCGGGTTATAATGAAACTCCGTTAGTAACATTTGTAGGCGGCGGTGGCTCTGGAGCAACAGCTAAAGCGTTCCTTGGTAATGGTGTAATTAAGAAGATTGAAATTATAACACCAGGAGAAGGATACTTTTCAGCACCACAAATACAGTTTGAAGGAACACAGTTAGCCAGCGGCAAAAAGCCTGTAGTATCTGTTATACTAGGAAACGGCAAAGTTAGATCAACAAAAATTGGTCAAAAGTTTGATAGAATTACTACTGATATTGCACTTGCAGATATTATAGAATCAGAAACGTTTGTAGCATCAGGTAGCCAGCTTAAATTTAAAACTACGTGGCCGATGCAACTAAGCACAAACACTATTAATATAACTATAGACGGCATACAGGCACTAAGTAGCCAATATACATATAGTAATATATCAGATATAACAAAAGGGTACACTAGGAATACAGGACAAATTGAATTTAGTTTTGCACCATTAAAAGACTCTGTAATAGCAATATCTTATAATAGGTCATTAGACTTATTAAATGCTGCGGAACGTATAGAGTTTTTATATAACGCAAAAACAGGACAGTACGGTAAAGACTTTGCACAGTTAATGGACGGAGTTGATTATGGCGGCGTACAAGTTAAAAGTTTCGAATTTGGTGCAGACTTAGGTTGGGACAACGATCCGTGGTATGCAACTACATGGGATAGTTACGATGATACATACCAAGATGAAGTAATTACATTAGACGGTAGTACAGTTTCAATAACACTTTCTAAGCCTTTAGAAAATGAAATACTTTATAATGTATATGTAAATGGTGTAAGAGTTGATGATCCAAACTTTGGCACAGGAGATCCTGTTGCAAATCCACATGCCACAACACAAAGTTTAACAGGTGACGGTGAGCAAACAATAGTTTATCTTGATAACGATGGACTTAATTTACCTTTAGGACTAAAAGACGGTGACACTATTATTATTAGGAAATCAACTAGTGATGGTAGTTTCTTACCCGATACACTTACATTAGACAGTGTTGTTACAGGCGGCAATCTTGCATACGGTACAGCAACAGGATTAAACTCAGAAGATATAACTATTGATGGTGACGGATTTGTTACTCCAACTACCTCAAAAGGACCTGAAGAACTTGTTCCTGGACAGTTACTTGATACACTAGATATTAAAGTATACGACAAAGTAGCAGACGGTGGCAGTGCAATAGCTGTAAGAAATTACATAGCATCGTCTACGCAACTTAATACGTTTGATCTAAGTATATTACCACACAACATAGAATCATTAATTGTTAAAGTAGACAATGTGATACTAGGTCCACAAGAAGATTCGTCATTACCGTATACTGTTGATTATACTGCAAAGACATTGACGCTAACAGACGACTTAACAGTTGGACAGCGTATATCAATTATATCAATGAGCGGTAGCGGTGAGAACATACTTGACATTGACAATTTTACTGCAGACGGAAGTACACAAGTATTTGTAACTAACGTATTATGGAGTGAAAACATATCAACATACGTTAGTATAGATGGTAAAACAGCAGTTGCAGATATATTTGAAACTGACTCAACGTATGATGGCAGAACTGGGCTTGTAGGACTTAAATTTATTGTACCTCCTGCTGCAGGAGCATTTATATACTATGCTGTTTATGCTTCGTCAAGTATAAGTTACAGTGAAGTAACTGTAGATAGATTTGAAGCAGACGGAAGTAGTGTAGCATATACATTATCAACTCCGCCTTCAAGTTCATTACCATTGAGTCATAATGTAATTGTTAAAGTAGGTAATAAAATATTGTATCCTGGATACAATCAACAGTTTACAATATCGTCAACTAGAGAATACACGTTTGATTTACATCAAGTAGCAAGAGCTTCAGTTAGTCCAGAGAATATTGCTGTATACTTAAATGATGTACAACTAAGTTACTTAAAAGACTTTAACTGGGACTTTAATAACAGTGCTGTGTTGTTGTTCGATAACGTAGGTGCTACTGGCGATACATTAGATGTATTTGTTCTTAATAACGGTGAATACGAATTTGATAGAAATGTTGAATTAACACTAGATGCTACATCAATAACTGGTAACTTCTCTGCAACTGAAGAAGTACGCATTGGCTCAGCAGATAGCACACAACATGAAGCAACAGTAAAAACCTTCACAGGCAATGTGCTTACAGTAATCGGTGATACAACTAGTATACTAGCAACACTATTAGTAGATGCTTCAATACAAATTGAAGGACTTTCAAGTGGTGCAACAGCAACTTCTGTAGCATCGTTTAAAGGAGTTGAATCAGGCGACAGACTTGTATTAACAACACTTCCTGCTATAGATACTAAGATAGATGTATATAAGTTTAATAAGCATGATATACAAAATATTGAACGTGTAACACAAGACATTGTTTCTAGAAGTACACTAGTAGTTGGTAGTGATGATTATTACGAGTATAATAAGTTAACACAAGGGTTAGTAGAATTACGTAAACTAGCAGTTGATCCAGCATACCTTTGGGTATCATTGAATGGCCAACTGTTAACAGCTAATGTAGATTATACAATAACTGAAAGTTTAAAGTACTTAAAAATTACTAAACCGTTAGCAAAAAATGATAGATTAGATATTGTACATTTTGCAGGTAACAGAGTTAACGAGAAGTTTGGATTTAGAATATTTAAAGATATGCTAAACCGAACACATTACAAACGCTTAAATAACAGTAAGATATTTGCATTAGATGAAGATTTAAACTTTTATGATAAAGACATTAAACTAGTTAATTCTACAGGAATTAGCCAACCAGATGCAAGCATTAATGTTCCGGGTGTAGTGTTTATTGACGGTGAAAGAATTGAATATTTCAAAGTTGAAGGACATGTTTTATCACAATTAAGAAGAGGCACACTGGGAACAGGTGTTAAATCTGTTTATAAAGCAGGCGAAGAATTAATGGATCAAAGTTCGTATCAAACAGTACCTTATACTGACGAGATAAGAACACTACAGTACGAAGCAGACGGAAGCACAGGCGCATACACATTAGATTGGACAACATCTAATAAAAATGAGTTTGAAGTCTTTGTAGCAGGCAGAAGGTTACGAAAAGATTCAATCCAACTGTTTGATACTACTATTGCACAAGATAGTCCAGAAGCAGATATTACAGTGGACGCAGAATTTACGCTAAGTAGTAATACAGTAACATTGAATACTATTCCAGTAGCAGGAACTAAAGTGTTTATAATAAGGAAGATAGGAAAATCATGGCAGAAGTCAGGAGAATCACTAAGAGTTGCAGAAAATCCAATTGCTCAGTTCTTAAGAGATCAAACAATTGACTTACCCAAATAAATACAGTATAGGTGGATATTATGACAGACAAATTTAAAGATATGAATGGTGTACTTTTACAAGGACACATTAAAATTACAGACCCAGGAACTGGTGAAGTTCTTATAGATAAACGGAACGCTATCCACTACGAGAACATGAGTATTGCACTTGCTGAAAGTTTAGCTTCTGCAGGACAAGGACCAATATATAAAATGGCATTTGGAAATGGCGGAACGTCAGTTGATCCAACTGGTATTATTACATACTTAACTCCTAACTCAACAGGATCAAATGCAAGTTTATATAACCAAACATTTGAAAAAATAGTTGCTGTTGATCCAAACAATACTGACCCTGTAAGAAATAAAATTGAAACAAGACACGTTAGCGGAACAAACTATACAGACATACTTGTAAGTTGTTTATTAGACTACGGTGAGCCAAGTGGACAAGATGCTTTTGATACAGCATCCGATACAGAAAGTTTATATGTCTTTGATGAACTAGGACTAGTAAGTTCTGCAGCAGGAACAGGAATAGGAAAACTACTAACACATGTTATTTTCCACCCAGTGCAAAAGAGTTTAAACAGACTTATACAGATTGATTATACAGTAAGGGTCCAAAGTTTAACCGGATTTAATGAGGCGTAAAGATGGCATATAATATTAGATATTCAGATCAAGTTAACAAAGGTGTAATTGTTATTGAGGATAATACACTTAATGCAGAAACTAGTCTAAGTTTACCCGGTCGTAACACAACAGCATATGGGCAAGCAATATCAGAGAATTTCTTACACTTGTTAGAAAACTTTGCCCATACAATATCACCAACTAACCCAACAGAGGGCCAGTTATGGTATGATACTACTCCAGGAGTTGATCAGCTTAAACTATATGACGGTACTACATGGGTTGCAGCTGGTGGACTTAAAAAAGCAAACTTAGCACCTGAAGCGGCTAACTCAGTAGTTGGCGACCTTTGGGTAGATACTGACAACCAACAGTTATATTTGTTTGCAGGTTCTAACTGGTTACTAGTAGGTCCTGAATTTGCAGAAGGATTAGCTACAGGTACAAAACCTGTAAAAGTTACTTCTACAACTGATGCTATATTTGATATATTACAAACTGAAATTGGCGGCAAAGTTGTTGCCATTATAGCAAAAGATCAATTTATTCCTAAAACCGATATTGAAGGGTTTGATATTATTAAACCAGGATACAACTTATCATCTACTGACATAGTAGGCGACGGTGTTCCAAGGTATCTCGGAACTGCAGAAAAAGCAGAAAACTTAGTTATTGGCGGCGCATCAGTTGCAGCAACAGACTTTATGAGAAAGAGTGCAATTAACATTGCAGAGCAAGAACTTAACATTAAAACTGATGCTGGATTAAGTGTTGGACTTAGTAACTCATTAAAAATGAGAATCATAGGACAATCTGGTGTTATTAGTCATGACATTAGTGGAGCAAGCATTGACTTTAAAACAAACAATGCAGGCGTATCAGTAACTCCATTAAGAATTAACAGCAATACTAATGTTGGTATAAACAATTTAAACCCTGAAAAATCATTAGATGTTACTGGCGACATACAAACAGACAGCAATGTCATTGTAAACGGATTAACTGATAGTTCATCAGTTAGCACCGGTGCATTAATTGTAGCAGGTGGTGCTGCTGTAGCAAAGAACTTAACAGTAGGTTCAGGTATTAGTGTACTAGGTAGTTCAGCGTTTAATAATATTCTTCCACAAGATAATAATTTAAGAACTATTGGTAGTACATCGAATAAATGGAAAGCAATGTATGCTACTGAGTTTATAGGTTCATTAAACGGAAACGTACAAGGTAGTGTTAGTGGTAGAGCAGGTAGTGCAGATAAACTATCATCACCAAGTGTATTTAGAATGACTGGAGACGTTGAAAGTTTACTTGACATCGACTTTGACGGTCAACAAGGTACAGTTACTTTCCAAACACAAGTTACAAATGAATTTATATCTAACAAAATAATTAAAGATAATTCACAAACAGACGACGAATTTTTAGTTAACAGAGTTAGCGGTGAAATTGGTATTTACAAAGTAAGACGTTCTACAATATTCGATCAAATAGCTGGCTTAACTCCAGTTGGAACTATTGCACCTTATGCAGGAGCAACAGCACCCGATGGATGGTTACTATGTCATGGACAAAACGAACTACAATCAGCATACCAAAAATTGTATAATGTTATAGGTGCTACATATAATAACAGTGCAACTACAGGATACTTTTCAATACCTGATATGAGAGGCAGAATGCCTCTAGGTGCTGACAACATGGGCGGCACAGCTGCTAACATTGTAACTGCAGCAGATACATTAGGTGCAAAAAGTGGTACTGGGTCGTTTACACTTACAGTTGATAATTTACCAGATCACAAACACGAACTTAAAGATGACGGCGCTACGCCGCAACAGTACTATGTTATTAATCCGGACTCAACTACAACAGGCGATGCCGATGCTATTATTGATACGGATTTAGTAGGAACAGCAAACGGACTGAAATATCCAAGAACAGGCGGCATGGAAACAGGCGGCACAGGAGATTCTGTAAGTTTAATGAACCCATACTTAACAGTTAACTATATTATATACACAGGAGTTGGGGGCTAATGAGTTATAAACTAAACAAAACAGACGGATCATTACTAGTAGAATTAGTTGATGGACAGATTGATACTACATCGTCGGATATTACACTAATTGGACGAAACTATGTAGGCTTTGGCGAGCTTATTAACGAAAATCTTATTAAACTTTTAGAAAACTTCAGCGGTACAGCAACTCCGGGCACACCTATTACAGGTCAGCTTTGGTTTGATACTAGTGAAAATAGACTTAAAGTTTACGATGGATCAACGTTTAAAGCAAACGGTCCAATAATCAGTGCTACACAACCACAAATGGTAGCAGGTGATCTTTGGATCAACAACAATGATAATCAACTTTACTTCTTTGACGGAAGTGATCTTGTACTAGTAGGTCCTCCATATACTGCCGAACAAGGCAAAAGTGGATTTGAAACATTAAGAATTACTGATACAAGAAGTTTAGGATACACTGTTATTAAGTGGTCTGTAGGTAATGACGTATTTGCATATATTAGTAATAATCAATTTACACCAAGAACACAAGATGTTGACTTACTTCCAGGGCTAGTAGGCAATGTATTAAAAGGTATTAATATTGTTGATAAAGATAACTTTAGAATTTACGGGGTGTCTGATTCTGCAACATCATTAATTACTTCAGAAGTTGATTCTGGTACAGGATTACTAAAACGAAAAACAGCATCACAGTTTTTACCTTCAGATGCAGAAGGCACAACTACTGGTATTTTAAATGTTCAAACAAAAGGTGGATTAACTATTGGTGACACTAGTCAAGCAGGCTTGTCAATATCAGGTAGTTACCTTAATTTATCTAGTAACCTTGTTAACCAAGGATTTAGATTAGTAGCTCAAAACGCAGCTGGGTCATTTGATCCTATACGTCTTGATGCTGTTAACCGTTACATGGGCATTAACGTAACTGTTGACGAACCAACAGCTACACTAGATGTATTTGGTGATTTAAGAGTTAGGGGCGATATAACTATTGAAGGCAGTAATGCTACTTTAGAAACTTCAACACTAACTGTTGACGATTATAACATTGAAATGGGCCATGCAAATACTACATTAACACTCTCTGGAGCAATTGACAGCTCGTTTGCTGACACACTTGCTGTAGGTGATATTGTAACGCAAACACATACAGGCGGTACAGTACTAGCAACAGGTACATTTAAAGAATACATAGCAGACACTACTGGAAATGTATATAAACTGGTTATTGAACCAACAAATAACAGTTACCTTGCAGGGTCTGATGCACTAACAATAACTGGTAAAGGAGCGATACTACAATCAGATAGTACAGCTATAGCACCTAGTGCGGTAGTTCAGCGTTCAGATGCAACAGCAACCGGCGCAGGAATTACAATTAAAGGAGCTCCTAGCAGTACTAATGCTAATGATAAGACTCTTAAATGGTCAAATGCTTCACCTAGTACTTACTTTGAATTTAGTGATAGTCTTTCTATACCAACAGGCGATACTTACAAAATTAACGGAACAGATGTAGTTACAGCAACTACACTCGGTACGGGCATTACAACAGCAGCAAGTTTAGCTAATGTTGGTATTTTAGACACTGTGAGAGTAAGACAAAGTAGTGCTATACCAGGACCTGGACTAACAATTACATATGACGAAGGTACAAACCCTGCTACACCAACAATAACTACTTCCACAGCAGGCTTAAAAATTGTAAGTGCAGCATCAGTTGACTTTAATAATACAAAAATTAAGAATGTAACTACGCCAGTTAGTGCTAGATATGTTGTAGATAATCCTAGCTTTACTGAAGACACAACTGATCACGTAGTAACTAAGGGGTATGTAGATACAGAATTAGCATTTGCACCAGTAATGATGCAAATTGATGTTACAGGATTACCAACATCAAATTATGGTAGTGTAGATGCTGAAATTCAAGCAATGCTTACATTTTATCAACCACCTACAGCAAAAACAGCTAATGCAGTAGCAAATATTATTACAACATTATACGGCGGTACTGTTACAGGTATTGACGTTGCAGGTTCTGCAACTAAAGCAACTATTGCAGTAGACTTTACTAACATAGGGGGAGCAGATGGAGGGCAAAATCCACAAGCTCTATTAGAAGATATTAACTTTACAGCGGCGACAGGTACCGTAGCGTTAACAGTGACACGTAAAAAGCAAGTTTGGAAAATAACAAACCCAGGCAGTGGCAATGTTTGGACTAAACAGTCAGAGGCTGTTTGGTCGTAATACGATAAATACATATACCGCACATAGGGAATGAGAAATAATGGCATACACTATTGAAAAAACAAATAATACGATTCTAACAATAATAGAAGACGGTACCATTGATAATACTACTGATTTAAAATTAGTCGGTAAGAACTATTCAGGGTACGGTGAAATACAAAATGAAAATTTTGTTTCATTGTTAGAAAACTTTGCATCAGCAAATCAACCACCTAGACCAGTAGCTGGGCAACTTTGGTTTGACACAGACGATGAAGGAATTAGCAGGCTAAAAGTCTATGACGGAAATGCAAATAAATTTTTCAATCCTTTAGCAAATTTAAGAATTGGTGTTCTACCAGGAAGCCCAAGCGCATCAAATGTAAGTAAAGGCGATTTATGGTATGACGATGTACAACAGCAGTTACATGTTTATAATGGATCAGCATTTGTACTAGTTGGGCCAAAACAAGCAAGTGCAAATCAAACAGAATGGGTAGAAACACTAGTTTATGATAACTTATTATCCCCAAGCGATACAACAGCTGAATTAAAAGCACCACACGAACACTATGTATTAAAAGGTGTAGTTAATAACAAAGTAATGTTTATTGCTTCTAAAGATGCATTTACATTAGACAACAGCAACACTATAGTAGGGTTTAACTACATACATCAAGGTATTACACTAGTTGATTCTAATGATTCGACAGGTGTACAAAATGGTGTAGAACGATTCCACGGTACATCATCTAACACAGATAGACTAGGCGGCACTAATGCTGTAGAATTTGTACAACGTGCAACAGCAGTATTTACTGACAGAGTTGACATTGCTGATGCAGACGGTTTACGTATTGGTGGATCAAATGAATTTACATTAAATACTTCAGGCGGCAACGCACAAGTTACACACGTTACCAACGGCGGCTTAATTAAATTAATAGCATATGACGGAACAGGTACGCAAAAAACACCACTTATTATTGACCCATCAAGTACACCAGCAAGTGCAAGACCAGATGGCGATGGTGTTTATAATTTAGGTACTTCAGGAAATAGATGGAATACTGTACATGCTATAAACTTTACAGGTACAAGTGAAAAATCAGATTTATTAAAAGTTGGTGTAGACTATAGAAGTGCATCAACAGCAGCCACAGCAAACACAATAGTAGCTAGAGATTCTAGTGCTGATGTATATGCAAACTATTTTAGAGGCACAGCTACAAACGCAGATTTAGCTGTAAATGCTACTAATGTTGCAGTAGACGGTGTAAGCTATGCAACAGGCTCTGCAAGTGCTACAGCAAGCTCTGTAGCGGTTAGAGACGCCAGTGGCAACCTAACAGCAAATCAATTTAACGGTATTGCTACTAGAGCAGCAACACTACAAGTTGGTAGTGAAAACAGATCATCAAGTGTTACAGCCGTAGCAGACACAGTAGCAGTTAGAGATAATGCAGGTAGCCTTATTGCTTCAACATTTTATGGCGCACTTTCAGGCACAGCTGCTCTTGCAACTAAATGGGCCGCTGGAGTTACACTTAACTTTACAGGTGATGCAACAGGTTCAACAGTAATTACAGGCGACGATGGCACATTAAATGTTGCACTAACATCAGCGTCTAACTCTATTGCACTAGGAACAGATACAACAGGAAACTACGTTGAACGTATTGTACGTGACACGGGCGAAACATACGTAAATGTTACAGTTAACAACTCAATAAATCCATCTTCGTACCCAGATCCAGCAGAAGGTGCAACTATTAAATTAGGTGTAAATGCTGCTTCAGCTAACACAGCCAGCTATCTAGTTGCTAGAGATAGCTCCGGAGACTTTGCAGGTAATGTAGTAACAGCAACTAAGTTTGTTGGAGATATGAACGAAGCAAACACAACAAAAGATGGGTTCTTTGATAACTTAACTGTTGGCGGTACGCTTGTTGCAAGTACACTTAACTTAGCAGGTGCATCAGGCACATTGGCAATAGCACAAGGTGGTACAGCTGGAACTACAGCTGCAGCAGCAAGAACTAATTTAGATGTTTATGCTAAATCAGAAACATATTCACAAAGTGAAATTGATAGTGCCATTTCATCAGGTGTTGGAGGTGTAAGTACAACTTCAATAACTAACGGTAGTAGTAATGTAAGCGTTACTACATCTGGAGGAAATACTGTAGTAACAAGAGCTGGTGCAACTCATGCATCATTTACAGCAAATGGACTTGAATTAAGCGTAGGTACATTTGTAGGTAATTTAACAGGTAATGCTGTAACTGCAAACTACGCTGACTTGGCAGAAAAATATACTACTAATGAAATTCATCCAACTGGCACAATAATGGCAATTGGCGCACAAGCAAGTTTTGAATCAGAACGCTGTGTAACTGGAGCAATACCAATGGGTGTTATATCCGCAAACCCAGCATTTTTAATGAACGCAGAAGCTGACGGGCAAGCACTAGCACTTAAAGGACGAGTTCCTGTGCTTATAAAGGGCTCTGTAAGCAAAGGACAAGCGGTTTACGTGCATGATAACGGTTATGCTAGTACTGAGTACACCGGACAGCAAATAGTCGGTGTAGCGTTAGTATCAAGCGAACATACAGGTATTAAACTAGTAGAATGTATGTTAAAACTATAATAACTACTAAAATTTAGTCATAAAAAAAGCACCAAATACGGTGCTTTTTTTTTGGATGTTATTAACTGTTAGTGTAAGTTAACCCAAGCACCGCCTGCGCGACCTTGGAATTTATCATCAGTTGAGTTATATATAACTAGTCCGTTTACTACACCTGCTAACGCATTACGTTGTGTAGTAGTATAACTACCAAATTGTACTGGAACCCCAAATTTAGCACTTGCGCTATCAACTGTCATAAAGTTATTAAAGTTTGCAGCATTATCAAAAGCGCCTGCTGTTTCTAAACTAGCAGTAAACTCAGCAACTCTTAGACTTGCTGATACTCCGTTATATGTTAGTAAATTGTTAGGACCAAACCCTAAATGTCCAGCATTTGTAGTTAAAGTTTTTGATATGTCTAATTCACCAGTTAACGTAACTATTCCACCATCAGCATCTAGAATTTCAATACTTTTTACTTCTAACACATCTGTGGAAACTTTACCAGTTCCACTAGCACCGTTGCCTGGAGTAATTACTACAGTTTGGCCACCAGGACCAGTTGTATTTGTACTACCAACTCTTAATTCTTGATCAATTGCCACATCAGATGATGTTCGTAAAGAAGGAGTTATAACAATAGCTGACGAATCAGCACTGTCAATTAATGTAGTAAACACATTACCTGTAAATGTTCCTGTATGGTCACCAGCTGCATTACCTGTAATATTTTGGTTACCTGTTGCGTTAACACCTGGAAGAGTAATATCAGCAATACCATCAAATGATACCCCGCCAATCAATCTTGCTGTTGCAAGTTTAGTAGCAGTTGCAGCATTACCTGTTGTATCGTTAGCAAGTGTGCCACTAATTACTGTTGCTGGAATTAAATTATTTACAGCATCTACTAGTAATGTACTATCGTCTCCAAACACACTACCTTCAATGTCACCATCAATAGCTGCACCAGCTACTTGATATCCTGCACTTGCATGGTTACCCCATCCAAATGCTGTGTTCCAATTTGCACTTCCTGCATTTGTAATTCTTGCATCTGCTCTTGCGTCTGTGTAATATAAATTTGTACCTTCACTTAATTCAGTAGTAGTATTATTTGTTAACACTACTTTATTGTTAACGCCATCTACAAGTAATGAACTATCATCGCCAAATACACTACCTTCTACGTCACCGTCAAGTCTTACTGCGTGTATATTATTCCACTTTAATGTACTTGAACCTAAGTCGTATGTAGCGTCTGCGTTTGGAGTTATACTGCTGTCAACTTTAGCTGAAATAGTAAGAGTGTCATCTGCTGCATCGCCAATGTCAATATTGCCGCCTGCTGTGATGTTTCCTGATGCTTGAATGTCACCAGTAATATTAATATTACCAGTTCCTGTAATATTGTTACCACCTAGTGTTAAGTTTCCGCTTAGTGAAACAGCACCTAATTCTGATAGTGTTTTTGGGCCAATTTCAATACCGCCAACAGTGGTATTATCGCCTATATATAGTTTATCGGTATTTGTAATATAGACTAGCTCGCCTTCAGCAAATGTTACTGCTGTGCGCTCTGACTCAATACCTCGTCTGATCTGTAAAGCCATTAGTTAACTCCTAAATAGTTTGTTACTAGTATTTATGCTTTTAGTCTAGAAACAATTATTTTCCTAATTTGAGAAAACGCTTGGTACGCCTAGTAATATCCTTCTTTACTCGCTCAGTATCTAATCGAAAGTCTACAGTTTGTATCTGATCCTGATATTCGTCAAATAGTTCATCTAAGCTGTCTTGAACATCCGAAACTTCTTGGTTCTTAGGACTGCGTAGATCAATATCCCACACTTTACCATCGTTAAAGGTAACTCTGATAGAATGTAGGTACTCTAAAGGTACTACATTCATATCAATCTCGTCAAAAACTTCTGGCCAGTGAGTTATTACTTCGGGAGGTAATTTATTACTCTTCTTACTTTTAGGTTTCTTTGGCACTGGCTTTGGTCTTCCTTTTGGTAGGGACCAACTCCTCTGCCTGTTCTCTCAGCCTTTTTGCTTCTTTATACAAAGCATCTGCTTGTGAACGGTACTGAGTCGCTAGTGTAGTATCATCTAACACTGTCTCGTTTGCTGCTGTAGCGGCTGCTGTTGTTGTAGCGGCTGTAGGCATTGATTTTACCTCAGCTACTGTTGTTGCTTCAGGACCACTGATAGCTAAATCTGCAACCGTAATGCCTTTTGCATCAGCAATAAGTCTGTTCAATTCGTCTAACATTACTGAACTTTTATTGTCTGGAGTCATTTGTATTTCTGATGTTTTCATTTTGTATATTTTACCATACTTGTGAAAACCTTTTAGCATATTCATTCCGTCGGGTAACATTGATCTGTTCATTGCGTCTGCAAGTTCTTCAGCATTTTGCCCTGCATTAGATTCAATTAGTTTCATAAGTGCATCATGATGTGCAGCTTCTAGTGACTCTGTAGGAACTACTAAACAGTTCTCAGGCTCTCCAGGTACTACACGATATGCAACAGCAACTTTCTTCCTAGAAGCAACGTGTCTGCCAACGTGTTTAAGTGATTGTGCCATAGTCTATTCTCCTGCGGGAGCGTCTGCTACGTCCGCTTTTGTTTCCCCACCTTCTGTTTGTACTTGTGATGCTTGTACAGCAAGTAGGAAGTTTTCTAATTTGTTATAAGTTTGACCAACTTGCATCATCTCGTTTGGCTTAAAAGCCCCACGCTGACTAGCAACATCAATAATAGTTTTTAATGCAGTTAGGTCTTGAACAGTAAGATCCGGCGCTGTAGGCGCTGCTTCTGGAGCCGCTGTTGCTTCTGGTGCTGCTGTTTCGTTTACTTTACTTTCTTCTGACATAATTATCTCCTTAATAATAGTAGTATTTAACTGTCGTTTGTTATTTGTATTTTAAAAGTGGACAAGCTAACATAAAGTATGCAAGCTCTTTTCCGTCTTCAAATGCAACATTAATCATATTGTTTATTTGATTTTGATCATCTACTTTTAAAACTTTTCCCACGTAAAATCTTCCTTTAAGATTTTTTCGTATCCATTTATTTAATGCCTCTTCGACATTGTATGTATAAGGAATGGCAATTGACTCGAAGTGTATTGGCTTAACTCGCGTCTGCCTAATATTAAAAACATTTAATGGATTAGGTTCTTTAAGTTTCACCGTCATATCAAGCCGCGTCCTCATAATGCGTAGTTAGGCCAAATGGAGCCATTAGCGATCTATCACGGTTTGAGTGAATAACAAACACTGTATCACAGTAGTCTTCATCACCCCAGCTACCCCATGGATAACCGTCTGTAAACATGATAAACTTTTTAGGAGTAATATCATGTTGTTTCATATATTCCCAGTTACAATCAAATTCAGTGCCACCACCGCCTATGATCTCGTACTCTTCTAGTCGTTCGCCACCGTCTGCAGTAAAGTCCTGTTCGTTGTATACTTTAGTATCAAAACACCATACTTTAATATTGTAGTCTTGGTATTCGTCCATAATGCCTTGTACTTCACCTAAGAAGTCTTCGCCTTGTTCATTACCGATCGACCCTGACATGTCTATACCAACAGCAATATCAATTGTTTCATCGAAATTTTGTCCTGGAAGTATAGCACTCATGTGCCACCCTTTACGTGATGGTCTCATAAACGTGTAGTCATTTCTAATAGTACTTTGAATCTGCTGACGTAGTATTTCGCGCCAGTTCATCTTAGGCTCAGTAAGTTTAGAAATCATTCTCTCAATCTCTGCAGGCACATTACCAGCACCTGATGATTGCGCCGCTGTCATCATATTCTCTTTAACTTCATCACGTATTTCACGCATCTGTTCTTTTGAATATTTAGGTTGCTTGCTACTTATATTACTATTATTGTTGCCGTCTTCTTCACCGTCACCTTCCCAGTCTAAATGCTCGTCAAGTAATTCGCCTAATTGATTTAAAAAGTCATCACCGTTTTGTTTTGCTTGTTCAAAAATATCATCATACACTTCTTCAGAAGACCATGTATCGTATTTAAAGTCTTGATAGCAATCAACTAGCTTAGGAATAGTACCAATACGATCACGTACTAGTAAGTTATTAACAATGTAATCTGCGGCAATATTATATATTTGTCCGTCTCTATCTTCTCTGCGAGTTAAGTGATCAAATACACAATGTAAAATTTCGTGTGCAATAACAAATTCAATCTCTTGATTTGACATTGCGTTAAAGAATTGAGTGTTAAAGAATAAGTTTCTGCCATCTACAGCGGCAGTGGGTAACCAATCATCAGCGGCCTTAATACGTAAACGTGTAGCCATGTTACCAAAGAATGGGTGACGTAATAAAAGACCAATACGTGCAACAATAATCCTGTCCATTACATCTATACGCATTGTTTCCAATGCTGCTGGTGTAATATCCGGATCTGGTATCCATCTTTGCTTAGTTGCAACGCTCATGTGCTATATCCTCTTTGCCTTGTTTATACTATAATTATATAGCATCTTGTTACTAAAGTCAAGAAAAAATGGAGGTTTTTTGTACGGGAACCTCCAAACCCAACACACCTTAAGACCTTGTTTGTGCGGCCTTAATATACTTTCCAAAACGCTCATGGAACTCATCAAAACATTCAATTTCGTCTGGATCAATCGGTAATTCATATTGGGTCAACGCCAATTTCATACCCATTACTACCAGCTCAGTTTCGAAGTTATCCATTGCAAAACGTAAGAAGTTATTAACTTTAGTATCAAACTTCTTATCGTTCTTATCCGAGCTTTCTTTTAGTTCGTAGCAGAGCGAAACAGTGAGGGAATACATAGCACTGATTTCTTTCTGTTTCAACTCAGTTACCTTACCTTCTAGAATATCTGTCGGGTTAGGCATAGTTGACGCTACTTTGCGGTGTGCCATAAACTTAACTGCAAGACCTTCACCAATGGCACCTGATACAAGGTCTGTTGTAGTTTCTGCTTCTATATCGTCATCTAACAATTCAGAAACAAAAGTCCACGAACGTGGAGTTGCAAAAGAACGACTTGGACTTTTTGGATCAAAGTCATATAAGTCTTTCTTTGCAAACTGTAAGTAACCAGCTACATCTGGATGTATGCCGTTAGCTACAGCCCACTGGAACCAATCATCAAATGATACAGTTAATTCTAAGTGAATAAAACGGTTTGCCAACGGTGCTGGCATTCTGTATGTAACACCTTTATCTGCATCACGATTACCTGCCGCAACAATAAGAACATTGTCCGGAAGTGTGTAAGTACCAATCTTGCGATTAAGAATAAGTTGATAAGCTGCAGCTTGCACACTAGGTGCTGCTGAGTTCATTTCATCTAAGAATAAGATGATAAATTTGTGTAGTTTAGCAAATTCTTCTGTTGGAAGTTCTGCTGGCGGTGCCCAAACCATTGTACCTGAATTGCTATCAAAGTATGGAATACCTTTAATATCTGTAGGCTCCCATAATGACAGTCTAATGTCAATTGTATGAGCGTCGATTGAATCACCGACTTGCTGAACAATTTCAGATTTACCAATACCTGGGGGTCCCCATAAAAAGACTGGACGTTTCTTTTTCATTGCATGAAGAAGACTTGTCTTTGCTCTGTTAGGAGTAATTTGTCGAATAGCTAAGTTTTCCATTTGTATTTCCTCTAGTAGTATGTATATCAGTTATCAGTGCTATCTTCTAACTATGTATACTATTATACGGTCTAATGGAACGGTTGTCAACCGTTAATGGAACTTTATTTGTCTTTTATTTGTCTTTTGTTTGCCGCGACATGGCCTTAGCTAGTCCATACTTGCGTAGATCTCCTGAAAAGAGACCCAGTTCGACTGCCTTTCGTTCACTTGTAACGAACATACTATGCTTGGAAATGTAGTATGGACAGTCTATAAACTTGTCTAAGAAGATAATAATTTGTGTAGTAATTGGCATGTCTGCTGGATAAGGAATTTCGTACGTAGCTAAGTCAATGGTATTAATCACATCAAACCCTAACTCTGTTAGACGTAGTCCACCTGAGGTCTTTTCTCTTGTATTCTGCCACCATATTGGCATGTACTCAGCAACAGTTGCACTATTGACAGTTTTGTTGAGTTGTTTAAGAAAGACTTTAGTGTACGTTTCTTTCCAGTTCATTCTGCAACAACAATCTCGCCCGATGTTAACATAACAACGGTAAAGTCTTCACAGTTAAATAAGTCGTTAAGTTTTTTTGATAAGTTTATTGCATGGCCTGGATTTGAAAAGGAGACCTTTTTATATTTTGGACCAGGATAGTTTGTAATAGCGTTTAGGCTTTTAAGATTAAACGGTTTGTTGTTATAGAAAACAGCCCATATTGCTTCTGCATCTAATATCTGCTCTGCACGGTAAGTTTTCTTATCTATATGCTCTAACAGTATCTTTGGTTTAGGTCTACTCATATGCGTCATCCTTAATTATGTACGCATATATTTATCTCTTTCTACTCGATTAACTACGTACTTATTATAGACGCTTATTTCCAGTTCCCGCCACCACCGTCCATGTTAATTTGTATAACTTCGTCATCTCCTCTGCTGTATGACGCTATTAGGCGCTCTAAATCGCCTTCTAAGCGTGTCATTACGATACCTAGTGTAAACGCTAGTGCCTTAGCTTCTGCTGTAGTGAACTTAATCTCTTTAGCGTTACTTGCATCAGCAACCTTTACTTTTTGTAAAAATTGCTGAATTGGAAATGTGTTTAATGGTTCACTTTGCATTTTCAATGCTCAATGCTTGACGCATTTCAAGATCTGTTTTAAACGGTCCTTTAAACTCGTAACGTTCAATAGTAATTAGTTTAGGACAAAAACTCTTTACCCAACCTTTATCAAAACCAATAATGTAGTAACCTGCACAATATAAACTTTTACTCTTGTTACTCTTAGTAAACAACGGTAAACGATTCTTTACATCGTAAAGACTATTATACGGTACACAGCTAGTTGGAAAGTTATATACTTCCTTAAATGCTGTTTTAGTTTCTTCTACAACTTGTGTAATTGCATCAGCAAATAGTGTATTGCCGAATGTCTTTTTAAGTGCTACTTCACTATCAAAGTACTGTGTTGCAGCACCTGAACTAAACAAATATTTGTCTTCTGATAAAGATAGTGTACCTACTCGTTCACCTTCTTGTTCAACAATCCAAAACTTGTCTTTTAAAATAGTTTTTGCTTTTATCATTATGTTTCCTTACTCCGGGTACTTTGCGTTTAGTGGCTCTGCGAAGTATTGTGCCTGATCTGCAATACGTTGCATATCCCACTTAGCACAGAATTTCATAAGACGCATACCTACTTGCTGAACTTGCTTGGGCTTTGCGTTCTCGTCAATTGTTTCGTTAATTATATCTCTAATTTCTTTAGGCTGTGCTGTTAAGTCACACAGTACAACATTACGTTGATAGTCATCTAGTACGCGATGCTCTGCACCTTCATGATCAGTCCAACGTTGTAGCATCATGTTATTCCAGTTAAAGCCTTTATTAGACTTATCATCGTATGCTTCAATAAGGCCAACTTTGTTCTTAGTGCCTTTCTTGCGTACTCCGGGATAAGCACTAAACACATTATCACTTGTGTCGCCACGCATACACTTCTCAAACAACATAAAGTCGGGATGTGGAGCAGGCTTTGCTTCTTTAGTCTTTTTATCAATTACATGATTACCTTTCTTATCAAAATAACCTTCGTGTGTAATTGTTATATCCTGTATGCCGTTATACTGCTTACAGTTAGGTGCAATAAGTTGTGCAAAGTCACCGTCTGTACTAATAATAACATGATTGTCATTAGGGTGTGCTTGTACCCAACCTGCAATAAGATCGTCTGCTTCTAGTTGCGAATGTCGCATAACAGTACAATTAGTCTTTTCTGTAACAAAGTTTTTAAACTCGTCAAAGATTTCCCAAAACGCTGTATCTTCTTCGCTTTCGACAACAGTCATTTTATCACGTGCAACTTGTCTATTACGCTTATATGGTAAGTAAAAGTCTTTACGCCAACTACGTCCTTCTAAACAAAACACAACATGATCTGCGTTAAAGTCTTGCCATGCTTTCTTAACACCTGCAAGTGTAATATGTAGGGCCATGCCTACTTTAGTGTCTAAGTCGCCACGTACTACGTGTCGGGCTCGAAAGAAAGTGTTTGCTGTATCTACTAGAATATAAGTTGCCATATTATGAACACCCCGATATACAAATTGATAAAATGTTGCCATTCTGTAAGAAAGCAACAAGTAGTGTAATGCCTAAAATTTCTAACATAGTTCTGCCTTTGTGTAAATTATAATACTATTATAACACCAGAACTGGCTGTTGTCAATCATTTATCAGCTTACTTCGCTTTTGTCTTTGTCCAAAGGAACTACTTTAATATGACCCATATCTCTATCGGTCGATTGTCCTTCTTCTTCAAGCATTTGAATTATAACACTTCTAAACCATTTATCAACAATTTCTTCATTAGACTCACCGCTGTATCCAGCGTCTAATAGCTGTTCAATGAACTCATTATTCCAATCAAGTTCAAAGAAGCCATTTCTAATGTTGTCAGGATTAACTTGTGTGTCTAACACAGCAACCCATGGTTGGTTATGTTTAGTAGCATATTCCTTTTCTTTGTCAAGAATAGATCTACGCTGTTCTTCTGTAGTTGCTTCTAACGCCGGGTCAAGTACCGGTTTAGTTTTAAACGGATTTAGTTTATTAATTATATCTTTCATATCTTTCATTATAGTCCTGCCTTTCGAGCTCTGTGCTCGGGTGATTCAGTTGATGCTGTCATAGCTTTTTTATGTTGTTCATTGTAATATTCCCTAAGATCATTTGGGCTAAGTCCCCCATGCATTGCCGAAAAGGTCGATATGGAGTCTGGGCGTGAATCGCCAGCCTTGCGCCATACAAAGTTCCGCCACCTCTTTAACGTTAAGGACATATTCTTCCGACCGTCCGCCCAACGGCATAAGATATACCGGACACTCGATCCCGGCGCCCCTATACTCAGCAACAGCTTTTTTAACTTCTTCAACGTCCACACTGTCAGCCACAACAAACTTAAGATAAAGTTGACTATTGCCAACGGTACTATACTGACTAGCAATATTAGGGTTAATAGCGTCCTCCCAAGATTCTCCACTGACACTAAGTTTTGGGGAACAACTCCAAGTAACTTCAAATCCTCTTTGAGCATTGAGGTAGTCGTAGAACCCAGGTTGTAAATCTTGTGAAGTGTTTGTTTCAAATGTAACATTTTTTAAGTCTCTCATACGTGGATGGTCTAGAAGCTCTGTATAAAACTTTTGCCATCCTAACAAAGGTTCACCACCGGTAAATATTAAATGGACATCTTGTCCATTATCCATTGTCCACTTACCTTCTGGAGTAAGTGATAACAAGTGTTCAACTACATCGTCTACATTTTTATCCATCATTAACTTTTTAAACTCAGGATAGATACTTGCATATGTATCACACCCAGTGTGTATAATAGGCAAGTCATTAAAGTCTGTTGTTGTCTTGTGTACTTCTTTGGCAATTAAGTCCGCTACTTCAGGATTGTGTTTAATGCCGTTTGCTTGGTTTTCTGCACGACTAGGTGCATTGCGATCAAGTCCAAAGTTCATACAACGAAAGTTACAACCAAAGGTGCGTAAGAATACACTAGGTACTCCTACAAACTTGCCTTCGCCTTGTACGCTGTAAAACGCTTCAGAATATCTTAGTTTCATTTCCTTCTTCATTAGCAGCTAAACTCCTGTTGTAGTTTAATGTTATCAAAGAACTCTTTCTTTGTTCCTGAATCATCTTTAAAAGCACCTTTTAAAACAGTTGTCTGTGTAAGACTACTATTTGCCATAATGCCTCTGTTCTCACAACACCCATGTGTTGCTTGAATGTAAACACCTAAGTGTTCTGCATTAGTTGCTTTTTGAATCTCTTTAGTAATGTCATTTGCAAGTTCTTCTTGTAGCGTACCACGTCTTGCACACCATTGTGCAATTCTAGTGTACTTACTTAGACCAATTAGTTTTTCTGCTGCAATAATACCAA